AATAAGAAACCAAACATAAAGCAATGCCGATAACTGATAATCAACTAAATAAACTAATTGAGGAAAGAACGGAAAAGAAGAAGAAAGGTGGGCCGCGACCTAATTCGGGAAGGCCTAAGAAGATGACCGAAGAACAACTCATGGAAAAGCTATGGCCTATGTCTGATCTTGCTTTTCGCGTACTGGAAAAGAAGTTAGGCGATGGCAATGAGAAGGCGTTACAAATCTATTTTAACTACTTTGTAGGTATGCCTACCCAAAAAATCGAGAACAAGATCGAGGGCAATCTAAACCAGGTGCAGGTGGAAGTAATCAAGCCGAACATTGAAGTCCTGGAGGCCGCGACAAACTGACCAAACGGCATGAACTTCTATTTAACATAATACTAGCTATATACCGGACAAATTTGTCTACATAATTTTATGACAGTATGGCATATCTTTTCGGGGTTTTCGGGTCGGGGTTTTTTCGCGGGATGTCGGGGTTTTTTTGGGTGCCGGATGACGCCGATCAATGTTGCAACATTAATGGGGGGGACTTAAAGAAATCGAAAATCGGGGCAGGCGGGGTAGAAACCCAATTCTGATAGCACCAAAACCTTTGTCTAAACAACTTTATATATAATGACTCCCTTTTTACACCTACTTTTCAAACCCAAAAACCGATTCTGATTTTTTAGAAATTTTTTTAAACTCTTACTATGAACGCTAAACTACAAACTAACAAGATCTTTGAAATATTGCAAGACAGCAAGAAGAGAATAACGGTAATGCAAGGAGGTTCGCGTTCTGGCAAGACTTACAACATCTTAATTTGGTTTATCGTAAAGCTGTTACAAGAAAACGGAAAGACTCTCACAGTGGTTCGTCAATCGTTGCCATCCATCAAAGGATCGGTCCTCAGAGATTTTGTAGACATACTCACTCGTCTTGGTATTTATTCAGAAGACAATCACAATAAAACGGAACAGATATATCAGCTCAATGGCAATGTCATCGAGTTTGTATCAGCTGATCAACCTCAGAAGATACGTGGTCGAGCTAGAACGTACCTTTTTTGCAACGAGGCCAACGAACTCTCATACGAAGCATGGATGCAGCTAATTATGCGTACAGAGGGCAAGATAGTGATTGACTACAACCCCTCTGATCTGTCCTCATGGATTTACGACAATGTCATTCCACGTGACGATGCGGACTTTCATATCACAACATTTAGAGACAATCCATTTCTTCCAAAAGAACTTATTGACGAGTTAGAGCGTTTGAAAGATGCAGACCCGAACTATTGGCAAATTTATGGCCTTGGAGAAAGAGGACTGAGCCAAGACCTCATTTATCTGCATTGGAAGACAACAGAGGAGATGCCGGAAGGCGAAACAGTGTACGGCCTAGACTTTGGATTTAATAATCCATCGTCACTTGTCAAGGTAGTTTTCAGTGACGGCATTGCGTATGTGAAGGAACTGCTATACGAAACAAAACTGACCACGAATGACTTAGTGGAAAAAATCTTAGCTTTGGGTCTGGATAAGTATGATGAGATTTATTGCGATGCTGCGGAGCCAAAGACGATTGAGGAGCTAGTGAGAAACGGTCTAAACGCAAAGCCAGCCAATAAAGATGTAACGGAAGGGATACGCACTATAAAAGGCCACCCTTTGGTTATCCATCAAGATTCCGTAAATTTACTCAAGGAAATAAAAAATTACCGTTGGAAGACGGATCGTAACGGAATGAAATTAGACCAACCAGTTAAATTCTCTGATCACGCACTCGATGCGATGCGCTATGCAATATTTTCTAAATTAACAATCCCTAGCGTTACCTGGGGAGCAATATAACAACATGGGATTATTTGACATTTTCAAAAAGAAGGGCATCAATCCTTATCCAACCTCTCCAGTGCAAATGGTTGGCGTAAATTCAACGCTAGTTCAAAATTACAACACTGCAAGCTATGTGACCGATGGATACCTTGGCAATGCCGATGTCTATTCGATTGTGAGCTTTCTTGCACGCAAGAGTGCATCCATCCCTTGGTATGTCTACGAGTTGAATCCGGGAGAGAAGGCGAGAACGCAACTCATGCGTTACAAGCAACTTTCAAAAGGCATAGCCAATAAAGGTGCATACGAGCAAGCACTTATTGCGCGTAAGAACGCATACAGTGAGAATATCATAATGGGTACTCCTCTTGCGCGTTTATTGGAAAAGCCGAACAACTATCAATCGCAAGATCAATTCTTTGAAAACTTATTTGGATACAGATACCTTTCGGGAGAAGGAAACATATATGGTAATGACGGTAAAGTGGGAGGAACATTCAGCGAACTCAACATACTCCCTACGCAATTTTTGGACATCTACCCCGATCCAAACGATGTATACAATATATTGGCATACAAGTTACAGATAGGTGGTGGTGTAGACCTTCCAAAAGAACAAGTGATGCATTGGTGCAGTTGGACTCCAGAGTTCGATGCAACTACTCGTGCGCACCTTCGTGGTATTTCACCACTTCGTGCAGCATACAAAACACTTTTGATGTCTAACAATGCAGCCGATGCCTCAGCGATGATGACTGGCAATGGCGGTGCAAAGGGAGCCATTACTCCAAGACCGTTGGGTAATATGGTGCCGAGCTTCACAATTGAGCAGGCAAATGACATTAGGCGTGCAGTAAACGAGAACATCAACTATGTTGACAATAAAGGTAAGGTGGCAGTGCTGCAAACTCCTTGGGACTATTTAAACTTCGGTATGTCAAGTGTCGACATGGAGCTTGTCAATACGATGAGACTATCCATGCATCAGTGGTGCCGAGTGTTTGGTCTTCCAGCTGTGCTATTCGATGTTGACACATCGAGTTACAACAACTACCAAAACGCAATGCGTGACCTTATCACAAACACTATCATTCCGATGTGTTGCCAACTTCGTGATGAGCTAAATAAATTCCTTGTACCAAGATACGGTGAGAACGCATTTATCGACTTCGATATAACTGCGCTACCAGAGATGCAGCAAGACATGGAGAGAATGGTACGCTCACTCAGAGATGCCAACTGGTTGACATTTGACGAGAAGCGTGTGGCAATGAACTATGAAGAGCGTGAGGGTGCATTTGGATATGCATACATCAACCAAGGTCTCATTCCAATTGAGCAAGCGGTAATGGACCTTTCTATTTCACCGGATTTAACAGACTCAGAAGATGACATGGGATCTATCATGGATAACGTTGCAAACAACAGACGAGGAGATTCATCAACAAACGATGAAGAAATATCCCAAGCAGAAGAGCGAGCGACAATGCGCAGTAGAGATGCGTATGATGCAGCAGTTGAGGACAGCCTATAAACAAAGATGTGTTGATGAACGCGAGTCAAAGAGAAACCTATTGGACCAAGTTTGAGAGACTTCGTAGAGGTCTTGATACAAAATATAGTTCTTTGTTTCAAAAGGCGATCAGTAAAGAGATGCGCAAAGTGGCAAGAGACTTGCAACTCATGGGACCAAGCGCAACACTATCTATGATGGGTAGCTATGCATGGAGCGATGAGCTAATGAAGATAATGAACGAACTTTATAGAGAGACTGCCGTCATATTTGGCAATGCCTCTTATAGAGCAGTTCGTAATCAATCTCGTAAGGCAGCAGATCCATTTGGACTCAATACTGACTTTATAAGCCAGATAGTGCAATTTTTAGCACTCTATGGTTTTCAGTTGATTGCTGACATGACGCAGACTTCTAAAAAGAAGTTGACGGATATTATCACGCAAGGTGTTCAAGAGGGATTAGGCATTGATGAGATGGTGAGAATAATAACAAGTGATGATGAGTTAGGGTACAGTGCAATGAGAGCAAAAAGGATAGCAAGGACCGAGGTGATGCGTGCATCAAATTATGCTGCGCTACAAGGCGCAAAATCCCATAACTTTGAGGTAGATAAAGTTTGGATTGCGGCGAGAGATAGCAGGACAAGAAGGATACCTAGAA